TCGTTGTCGAAAAGCACACCAGCATCTCCAGTTCCACCTATGACAACAGCTACTTCTTCTACGTTACCCTCGTCAGCGGATGTTCTGCCCAGCACCTTGGCTGTGTCGATGTGCTGAATCTTAGGTAGGGTTACACCGTCAGTTTTGTCCGTGCTGTCCGCCACCTTTGCAGTTGTTACGCCTGCGTCTTTAATGCCCAGCTTGCCGTCATCTACAGTGCCGTCCGCAATCAGTTCAAGACTGTCTCCGTCTACTGCTCCGCTGACGAATGTAGCTGCGTTTGCAATATCGTTAAGTGTAGTATTCGTAATGACTGCTGTTGCTCCCAGTGTTCCGTTTGTAGTAATAATTGCCATATCTTATATTGCTGTATTTGTTGATCTAAATGCTTCAGCTCCGCCAACCTTGACTCCTCTGAATCTAGGTCGGCCAGCTATATTGTTAAGGGTTACCTGCATTCCGTATGCTCGCTTGTTACCTATTCTACCACGGACGGAAACATCCTCGTTGCGTGCCAGAAGTTTGTCTGAATTAAGTGACCTTAGTGTGCCAAGGTCTACAATAGCGTCAATGTTCTCCAGCTCTGCGCTAATGCTAAGGTTGGATTCACTGTCAGGTGATGACTGCACGTGAAGCTCTAGGTTGTTCCAACGCTTACGATCCATACTACCTAATGTAAATTGCCTAGTCGTTACGGAAGCTGGTATAGCGTAAGGATCTTCGTCCTCGGCGCCTGATACTGGAATTGTCGTAGCAAGCACGTCGGTTGCATCTACACGGGCGTCAAGCCTGTGCAGACCACCTAGTGTATTGACTGCATAGACAGCACGGTCGGATTTCTTACCCGCTACAATTAAGTTAGAGATGTTCCAGTTGGGCGCATTAGTTGTATCAATGCTTTCCCACTGCTTATTAATAAAGTTAAATATCAATATAGCATTGTTAACTTGAGCGAGAGTTGTTTGTATTGAAGTATTTCCAGCTGCGTCGACAGTTACAACTTCTTCATTAAGAGGCACAGCCAGGTAGTATCTATTATCAAAGTATACTCCTACGCTCTTGTCCCACACGTCCTTATTGATTCTTTGAATAATGGAGTTAATGGGAGAACTCAGAGGAACTTCGTTACCACGAAGGTTATATAAATCCTGGAAGTTGGCACCGTATACGCCATTGTCAGACAGGAACAATACATTGTTCCCTACCTGTATAATACTCTGCCTTGCTACGCACCCTACCTCGTTAGTAATAAGCTGAACCTTTGCGCTCGTCCCTGCTCCACTTATAAGGTGAATACTGTTGCGGTTAAACACCAGCAGCTTGTCATCCGAGAATGAGTGCAGGCTGACGTTGAAGTCCGCTGTTCCTGCGTTAAACCTGAACTGACCGTAGATCTGGTCGTAGGTGTCGGAGTCCAAAATGTCCGAAGTAATAACTTCGTCCAGAATCTTCCGATAAGTAAAGGTATCGTTTAGGTCTTCTACTGCATATTTAAACGGCACAACCAGCCTACGCTGGTGATACGTTGCGTATTCAGGTGCAGGCATATGCGAGAATCCAAGCCCCTGAGAAATGCGCTGCTGGAAAACAACATTTGTAGAACCAGTTCCCGTAGTGTCTGCTTCTTGCACATAAAAAGATAGGGTAGCTGGGCTTTCGGTTACCTCGGCTATTACAAAGTTTTGACCAGCCTCCAGCGTAGAGTTTCCTACGGCTTCAATCTCAATTGCATCCCCAACCTTTACTCCACTTATTAGTGAAGATCCTCCAGTGAATGTAGCCACTGCATAGCCGTTAGTTATAACTAGCGTATCAGGAGCCAGTTGAACTGGCTGACTGTATTTTCCGCTTGGGACAAGTTTAAACCCTGGAGATATCAAAGAAGATACTACGGTAAATGCAGGGACGGCGGTAGTTGAGCCTACACCATTTTCATAAGTAAAACTCGTTGAGCTTGGCACTGAATCAATTTTAAATGTTCCATTGGGATCTTCGTCTGCAGTAAAATCAGTTAACCCAGAAATTGTAACAGCATTACCTACAACAAGATTATGAGGGGTAAGCGTATTAACCGTTACCACTGAAGTAGTATTGATGCTAGCAGAATTTATAGCGATTGGGCTAAAGAAGTTGTCGTTCTCTAGGGCAGTCTGTCCGTCACGGAATATAAAGATTTTATTAAATGCCTGAAGCATACTGCTCGCAAGCGGTATGTTTTCATTCACGGGATAGCCCATCTTAATTTCAATGCTCGTGTCATTTAAATCCGTAGCGACTGCGCTTTCATTAGATGCCAATATAATGAACTGACTATTTTCTTGGTTGGGATCGCTAAACGTCGTGCTGGCATATACCGCAGTAACACTGCTCTGAAGTAATACCATATTAAAACCTATAACCGAAGATTTGGTTTCTCCGTTGAGCGCAGGGGTAGTAGAGTCCACCAACGTAAACGGCAAACAAAAGGCAGTCGTATAGGTAGTATCTGTTCCGCTCAAGGCGTATTCTATTGTCTTCGTTCCGTCTCCGTTGTCAGTAACCGCAGTAAGAACGTGAGATCCGTTAGGGGAAGGACTGCCCACTAGGCCCTCTACCTCGACAGTATTTCCTACAGCGAATATGTGACCTGCGTCAACGGCTGGGTTATCAATAACAATGAGTACCTTTCCGCTAGCCAAACTAGCGGACCTAATGGTCGTAGGCAGTAAGCTAACCGTAAGGGGAGCTGTTTCTTCAGAAACAGTAGGGAGCCTCAATACAGCGTCACCAGAAGCAAATGGTGCCTTGATGACGTTCACGCCCTTGCGGACCTGCCACTCTCCGTTCTTACCTAGGCGTCCATTTGAGCTGTCGGCAAGCATACCAGAAGGCAGCTGGTCGGGACGGCTGTAGGTATTGAACCCGACGAACCCCACGTCCATGTCATCTTGGATGGGGTCATCGGTCGCTCCGTATGTAGTGTATCTTGACAAAGTTTGTTATGTTATGAGTTAGCAGTCCCAGGCCTTGCGGCTCCAGTAGTTAGCGGATAGTTTATTAGTCTTACCTTTGATGCCACCACTGCGAGCGCAGTAGCTCGCCTTGCGTTTAGGCTGGTCCTTCTTGATCGTCATGTTAGCATCGCCAAATCTAACAAGTTTTTCGGTTCCTCCCTGGCAAGCCTTTACAACGAACTTCTTCCCGCCCTGGACTTCACGGCGTGGTACGTTGCACTTCATCTTGGACTTGTCTGGCATTATGCTTTAGTTCTTACTTTTGCTTTTGGGGTATTGGAGACAACGGTTTGTCCTTTGGCTCCTGCTGTTTTCTTTTTTCTAGCAGTGCTAGCTCTTTCTGATTTCGACAGGCTGAGAGCCTTTCTTTTAGGCAGGCAACGGTCAGGGTTTTTCTTATCCTTCGACGTTCCGCAAGGTCCTTTGATTGATCCATCAGTGCCTATTCTTACCCAGTTCTGTTTTCTCCATTGTGCTAGTTGAGACATTATTTTCTTTTACGTTTGGCACTCTTAGATTTCTTAGCGTAGTTAGGGTCCTTGCAATACTTCGAGGCAGCCATATTAGCATAAGCGGAAGGGTACGTATCAAACGTACGTCTAGCCCAGGCTTTACCTTCTGGGCATATCTTACCTCCGCTCTTTGCTTTCTTAGGCATTGGCTCTAGCCTTGGCTGTTTTACTTAAGTCCTTGAAGTGAAACAACTTGACGCTAGTCTTGGTGTGCGACTTGTTGGTATGCAGGCTTCCGTTAGGCATCTTGTGCGATGAACCTGTATGTAGACTGCCATCCCTCTTGTAGTGCTTAACGCCCTTCATCCTTAGTATTTCTTTTTAGTTGTTTTCTTAACAGGCTTTTTAACTTTTGGTTTGCTTCCGTACATAATATTATTTGATTTGAGATGAACCAAAGTAGAATCCTACGATGGCTAAGGCAGTCTGCCTGATTTCTGGTAAAATAACGAAGCCCTGCACGGTGTCCCATTGTAGGCCCTTGAATAGCCCTAGAAAGCCGTTTGTCTCTCTACCTATGGTTACCCCTACCTCGGTCCACGCAAAGACGAATGGGGCTATTACAATGGCAAAGATGGTGCATACGACTAGAAACCTGCGAACTATGACCCCACCGTCACGCTTTGCCGCAGCATCTGCTGAGGCATCTGCCGCTTGCTGGGACGTAATCATACGCTCAAACTGTCGAGCTTGGCTCTCCATCTGAGTGCCAATGAGTTTCATTACAAAACCACTGATTCCTCCTCCGAGCATTGCTAGTAGTTCTGGTGTCATTATTTCTTTAAGAGTTCTTTGATTACCTTGATGGCGGATGCGGTCATATATATGAATGTCGCTAGTCCTACGCAGAAACCAAGGGTGCCATTGACGGGAGAAATTTCAACAGTAGCTATAAAGCCCCCTGTTCCGATTATTGATTTGTATATAATATCGTTCATTAAATTAAATTGACCCAAGCTCCGTTCTCGTATCCTTGAAATTTGTTAAGTGTGCTGTTGTAAATGACCATTCCGTTAGAGGCTGTTAAAGCGTTTCGTGCCGTAGTTGTTAGTGACCCAAATTGGGTGTATCCAGACGATACGATGTTTCCAGTAATATCTACGCCCGCATCGCTAACTTGTAGTCGTCTAGCAGAACTTGCGCCTGTTGCTATTTCAAACTTCCGTCCTCCTTCAACTTGGATATATCCAGCGTTAAGTGTTTGATTTGTATACAGGGAATTTGCTCCAACAAAACCAAGATTCATCTCCTCTACATTTCCAGTAGAAGCCTCCCGCTCGTCTCTTTTTATTTTTAGAATAGGATCCGATGTGCTTGCAGTGTTATCCGTATCCATCGCTATAACTAAAGAGGTATCATTATCTGAAGTAAATAGACCAGCACCCACAACTCTAAGTGCTTCATCAGGCGTACCCCCTGTCGTGTGACCTCCAACTACGTGCAAGGCACATACTGGATTATTTTGATTGATTCCGACTTTACCAATAGGAACTCCATCAGCTTTTTTAATAACCATTAAGTTACTAGGAGTCTCGTCGTAATCCCTAAAACGATGCTCTTTAGAATCGTATGTTATTGGTTGAGCGGTTCCGCTCGAAGTTCCCACAGACTGTATTTCGTTTGTGATTAGTCTAGGAGCAGTTACGTCTCCTGTAAATGTTGGAGATGCGGTAGGCGCAGCACCTACATTGGTTAGTATTGCCGCATTGTCTGCGGATTGTAGCATAGAATCTACATTGGATGAAACTGTTATATTTGACATATTGTTAGGGTCTTGTGTATCTATCGATTGTGCCTGGACGCAGGTAAACCCCTGTGCCTGTAGGTCTTATATAATAAAAGGGACCTGGGGCGGGGGGTGTCACGCTGGTGATGCGCCCTTTCCCTAATGCAAGTTTTAAGGCCAAGTACATATTAGTTTAACCCTAGTCCCATTCCTGTGCTCATATTGAATTAAACTCTGTGGCAAGCTACAAGACCAGAAGTTAAAGATACGCCCGTAACTTGGCCGTATATAGTTGTTCCTGCTGGAATGGTAGCTCCAGTTAAGAGCTGTAGGCTTACATCTATGCTGCTTGATGTTAAAGTAGCTAATACAGTGTCATTTATAACCTGTATAGCTCCAATGCTTGTTAGTGTTGAACTATCACCGCCGCCCAGTATTTGAGATCCAGCAGATGAAAATTCTAATGTGTTGTTTCTTGAACTACTCATAAGTGTATTATAACATGGATGTTAAACATTATCGGGCTTGCCGATTAACGTAAGTTGAAAACTTCTTGTTGATTGTATTGTTGTTTGACCGAAGGTCAATCTTTTCTAGTTCTAGTGCAAGGTAAGTCCCAGCAACTCCTTCTTCTTGGAGGGCCTTGGTATGCTGGCCATCCATTCGTAAGAAGTCTGCGTAGACTGCGTGCGCCAGAAAGAAGAAGAACTCGTAGGGTACATCGGTTGATGCTTCCGTAAACGTAGGAAGCTCCTTCTGGTAGTTTACAAATACCTTACCCGAATCGTTGGCAATAAGGTTTAGTACATTGGCACCGTTGGAGTCCACGTAGAACTCATACTCTAAGGCTGAGTTGCGATTGAAGGGCTGTGTGCGATAAATCCGTTGAAAGTCCGAGATATCATCAAGGACTCCCTCTGTGTAAGGAACTACGCCAGTAGAACTGACTGTGCGTTCTTCGCCTATGACTGCGTAACGGGGCCAGCTAGGGCTGGTGCGGTATGCTTCAAATGCCCTGCGATTAACAAACTGCTCAATGTTAACTTTTTCTTCAGTTGTAAAGTTGCCTACACCAGACAGTGCAACTATTAGTTTGTATAGGTCGCTGTAGGATTTAACTTGCATTATAGCTTGTTAGGGGTCAGGTCAGAAAAATTCTTTTGAAAGTATTTCAGGAACTCCTTGGAGTGCACTGTATCTTGTCCGTATTTCTTAATGAGTCGGAAGTACTCACGATGCGGTATTGTTGCTACGCAACGGCCTAGCACAGGGTGCACCTTTCCTTTTTCCTGTGTGGCTTCTTTTCGAGCCTGGTCTACACGAGATGCTTCTGTTTGCCTCTCGAGTGCAAATCCATTTTTAATTTCATCCATGAAGGCCTTATCGACCTCTGCATCAGAATAAGTTGTAGCTGGTGTAATAATATCCATTGATTAAAATAAAAAGTAAAAAAAAGGCAAGGGGGGCTTTCGCCCCCCTCGACCAGAATTTAATTAGAAGCTCAAACGACGGATGCGAAGCAAGAGAGTCATTGACCCACTTGTGCTTACGTCGAGTGCGCCTGCAGAGATAACAGAGATGTTACCATCAGCAATAGCCACAACCTTAACGAAGTTATTGCCATCGGTTGGCTGGGACGCTAGACTGCTACCTGTGTCAACTTTGATAGTTGCAGCGTTAGCATTTATGTCTGCGATGAATGCTTCTGTTGTGGCAGTACCTGCTGTTACGGAAGCGTCGTAGCCAACTTTTACATTAGAAGAAACGCTGAACGCTTCAGTAATGTTAAGTGCAGCACCTTCGATGACATCACCTTGCTTGACTGGAATAAGAACCTGTGTGGTTGTATTTCCAGCCTCAATCGTGAAGTCACTAGGGCTGAGTGTGATTTCGTCTGTGTAGCCAGATGTTCCAGCTTCATTTACGGTTAAACGTGACATATTATTATATCTCCTTGGGTTGGGGGTTAATAATTACTGAGTGATTTTACCGTGAGCTTGTGGATGATATAC